ACAGCTGAATATACACTCGGGTCAACAACGTATTGGTCAGATGATACATTGCAAAACGTGCTTGATGGTTATCGTCAGGATTTGCGATTTGTTGAACTTGAACGTAAACCGGATAGAGGTTTAGGGGGGACGCTTTTATATTTCGAATATCGTGCCCCACTTCCGTTTTTGGAACAAACGACGGGAGGCACGTCCGTTTTTTATCTGCAAGATAGTACCGGCGCAACGCTGGGAACGTCTCTCTATTCGGTGGATTATCAACGTGGTGTTGTGACTTTTATAAACACAACAAAAGGCACGGCTATTTTTATGTCAGCGCGGGCCTATGATTTGAATGCTGCTGCGGCTGAAGTTTGGCAGAAAAAAGCCGCTCATTATGCGCCCAGCTCGTTTGATTTTTCAACCGACAATCATTCAATTCATCGTTCGCAGATTTACGATCATTGTGTTGACCAGGCTAAATTTTTCAAAAATATGTCCAGTGGTGCGCTCAAAACCACCACAATGGTGAGGGGGGATGTATGGTAGCTCTATCATCTTCCGAATTGGCCGGGATGCGCGAAAGTATTGTGATGCTTTTACCGGATACCTGCCAGATTATCACGAATGTAAAAACATCGGATGGTCAAGGTGGCTTTACTTACACGGCGGGCACTTCTTCTCCTGTAGCCTGTCGATTGGACGTAAAAACAGGTCGTGAACAAGTTGCCGGTGGTGGTATCCAGTATTATGAAAAAACTATGTTATCTGTGCCGTATGACACTACGGTTTTAGCGGACAATCAGGTTTTGCATAACTCAGTTTTATATTCCGTAAAAAGTCTTAATGATGATCAATCATGGATTGCAGTAAAACGGATTGAATTGGAAAAGGTGTAATTATGGCAACAAGAGCTGGTGGCGTAATTCTCGATATGACAAAGCTCGAAGGCCTCTTGGCGCATTTGCGCCCGTCGGCGTCGAAAGTTGTCGAGACTTACGGACTGGCAATAACCAGTGAAGCTGCTCGAAATGCGCCGTTGCAATTTGGTGCGCTTCGAAATTCGATTACATCTGAAAGTCACATGGAAAATGATCTTCTTTTTATCGTTCAAGACGGTGTTGAGTATGGCGTTTTTCAGGAATTCGGTACGTCTAAAATGGCCGCGCAACCTTTCTTGATACCGGCCATTGAAACGTGGCGAGATCGATATTTTCAGGCTTTTGCAAAAATATTTGAGCAGTGGAAATGAACGAACTTTCAGTAGGTCTTTATTCTCGCCTTTCATCCGCTACAGCCTTAACTTCACTTTTGGCGGGTGGTACTGCGGGAACGTCAATCTTTGACGGAGAAGCACCCGCACAGGCTATTTTCCCTTATGTTGTTTTTAATATCCAGGGAGGCGGCGATGTAAACGATAATCCGCACCGGGTAAAAAATTTAGTTGTTTTTGTGCGTGCATACACCGATGATAATAAAAAAAGCGCCGGGATGGTAGATGCTCAGATTGATACGCTTTTACATTTGGTACCCTTTTCAAATATTACGGGTTGGACCGGTACTTGGTTGGCCCGTGAACGAGATTTGGAAAACGTTGAAAATCCCCCTACTGGGGGTCAAATATTCATGCAAGGCGGCTTATATCGCGTCCGCCTGGCGAAATAAGGAGATTTACAAATGGCAGAACTTATTGCTGGCCCTACAATGATTTTGCAGTGGATTACGTCCCTGGGAACCACGGACATGAAAGCGGATTACCGGGCCGTAGATTGGAACCCATCCGTGGCTTACGTCGAAACAACTGCTGGGCAAGATACGCAAGTCGGACGTTTGCCCACACTGAAAGATGCGACGGCCTCAGTCGAACTTGTCAATCAGACAAACGGAACCGCTTTAGTTGCGGCGACACAACCAGGTCAAGCTGGCACGTTGATTATCGGGCCTGAAGGTACGGCAACAGGCAAACGAAAAATAACCTTCCCGGCTTACTGCGATGGAGGTGTTCCATCGTTCCCTTATGCCGACGTTTCAATGTTCAATTGCGCCTTTACTGGCTCGAGCATTTTGGGAAATTTCTCGGACAGCGTGTACTAAAATGGACGAAAAGAAAGCTCCTGTTTTTACTTTCAAAGATGGCGTGATTACGATTGATGGGAAAACTATTGATTTTGATTTGAACAAAATCACGCGTCAGGAATACTTGGGTTTATTTGATCCAAAAGAAAGCGCCGATACGAGTGATGCAAGCATTGCCCGTGTTGCTGGCATTTCATTCGAAACATTCCGTTCTCTTTCGCTTTTGGATAGTAAGCGTTTGATGCAAGAATTTTTCAAACGTGCGCGGGATCCGTTAGCTGACCCAAAAGATTAGCGCAACGGGTTTTTGTTGCGCTGAAAACTGGCAAAAACGCACCTGGCGAATTGCTTGATTGGGAAATTGCAGAAGCATTTGGATGGACATTTGAGTATATCCAAACTTTGCCTATGTCGCGCATCCATGAATATATCCAGATCAAAGATGCACGTGCCAAAGCTGCGCAAAAGCCAAGTAGGAAAAGATAATGTCTGAAATAATTGCTTCGCTTTTCGCTGAAATTGGCGCAAAAACAGATGGATTTGAAAAAGGCGCAAGCTCGGTCAAAACACAATTGACCGGGCTTTCTGCCGATGTGCTAAAAACAACGGGGACTTTCAATAACGACTTTAAGAACGGCCTCATGACCGGCAAAGCCAGCATGAAAGACTTTGGAAATTCGCTGGTAGATCAAGCCGATAAAGCAGGCCTTTCCACAAAACAAATTCAAGAACTTACTGGTGCAACTGGGATTTATTCAAAATCTCAATTGATGGCCGCTGAAAGTAGCGCAAATGTAGCGGCAAAGGCCGAAGAATTGACGCAGGCGGTCGCTAAGGGTGAAATGACGGCACAGGAAGCCGGAGAAGCTTTCAAGGCTTATTCTGCCACGCAGAAAGTAACCGAAGCATCAACAATTTCCCTGTCATCTGCAATGATGATTGGCATCCCGATTATTTTAGCAGTTGCAAGTGCGCTTTATAGCGCTGAAAAAGCCGCCGATGCTGCGGCCCGGGGCGATGCGCGTCTCGAAGCGGTTATTAAGTCTACAGGTGCGGCGGCTGGTTATAACTTTCAGCAATTGGATACAATGGCTCAAGGATTGTCGAAGCTCACAGGCGTTGACGATGATGTAATCAAGAAAAGCCAGGCTGTTCAATTGACGTTCACCAACATTGGGAAAGATGCTTTTCCCAAAGCAACAAAAGCCGCCTTAGACCTTTCGGCGGTTTTAGGTGGTGACCTTCAAAGTGCTACAATTCAGGTAGATAAGGCGCTAAATGATTTTTCGGGATACACGGCGCTCAAACGTGCCGGCGTCTCTTTCTCTGACGAACAAATCAAGCAGATCAAGAATTTCAAAGCTACCAACGATTTGGCCGGGTATCAAAACTTGATTCTAGCTGAATTATCAAAAGAATTTGGTGGCGCGGCTGAAGCAATTCATAATGCTGGCGATAAATCCGAAGATGTGGCAATTGCCTGGGGCAACCTTACGGAAAATGCTGGAGGCGGACTTGTTCCTGCTTTGCGTGGTGTTAACGTTTACTTGACTGAAAGTATTGATGGTTGGAATACTTTTTTTCAAGGATTGAATGCTGGAAATAATCAAGTAACACAAACGATAAGTAGTTTAGGGTCATTGGCAGTCGCAATATCTGGGCCAATCGGTCTGATTGTTCAATCTATTTCTGTTCAAGGTCAAGCCATGGACGCGGCAAATAATCTTGCCGCTGCTAATCTCGCTGCTGCTGATGCAACCGATCAAGGCGCATCAGCAAATCAGGCTTATGTTCCTACTGCAGAGGAAGTCGAAGCGGCAAATAAAGCAATTTCGGATCAAAATCTCGCAATGATTGGAACTATTCAATCAATGCAGAATGCTGAAGACGGTTACACACAAAAATACAAAGATTTGAGCGACCAACGTGCGGGCATTTTGGAACATTTGACAGAATTGCGCGCAAATAACTGGGGGCAAAATACCCAAGCTATTCAAGACGAAATGGCAAAGCTTGGTGAAATTCGCGCAAAAGAAGCCGATCTTGCGAAAGAACGCGATAAGCAAACTTTGCAATTTGTTTCGAATATTCTCGCTGAAAATTTGGCCCGTGATGGTTGGACGCAAAAAGAATTTGATGCTTTTGCAAAACAACAAGAAGCTTGGGGATTATGGTCAGCGGATGTTGTCGAAAAGGCCAAAAACGCTTGGACGGAAGCGGATAAAATTACTGATTCTATAAACAATATCCCGCCCGTAACAAACGTTGCGATCAACGTCCAAACGAATTATTCAGAAGTTGGTTCACCTCCCACAACCAGAAATCCTTTAAATCAAGGATACGCTACGGGGGGGCCCGTAAATTCATCGGGTGCCGTTTTAGTTGGCGAACATGGGCCCGAATTAGTAAACCTACCTACTGGTTCTTTTGTACATCCAAACTCTACATCAATGGACATGATGGGAAGTTCTGGCGGTATTACAATCAACATTGTTTATAACGCATTAATGGATGGAGCAGATGAACGCCAAGTTGCGCAACGTCTCGAACCCGCCATTACTCAAGTTCTGAGATCAAAAGGAATTAATGTCTAATGCGTTGGGGCGAAACATTATCTTATAATTCTTCGACAACTACTCCCCAAACCATTGGAATTTGGGGAGCCGGGGCGTTATGGGGTCAAGCGGATACGGTCACACGAACGCTAACA